ATGGAGAAGCCCCGCAAGCTGGCATCTGGCCGATACCAGGCCCGCGTCAAGGACGCGAACGACCGACGAATCAACCCGACACCTGGAGTCACGTATCCCACGATACGTGCCGCACAGGCCGCTCAGGTGGAGTGGCACCGAGAGACTGACGGCGGGAAGGTGGACACGTCCATCACCTTCGCCGAGTACGCCGAGATCGTGATCCAGGCCCGCAAGGGTGAGGCGACCGACGACACGCTGCGCAACGAGGCCCGGTACATCCGGAACTGGCTCGTGCCGACCTTCGGCCACCTCCGGGTCGTGGATATCCGGTACACGACTCTGAAGGCGTGGTTCAACGGCCTGCCCCGCACGAGCGGACGCCGGTCGGCGTACATGGCCATGAGCGACGTCCTGGAACACGCCCTCCAGGATCAGCTCATCAAGGTGAAGCCGAAGCTGAAGGGTGCGACCGAGTTCGTCGGCGAGAAGAAGAGAGTGTTCACCGCCGAGGAGATCCACTCGGTGCTCGACCACCTACCCGACTACGCCCGGACCTTCTTCCTCGTGCAGTGGGGCGGCGCACTTCGGATCTCCGAGGCGCTGGGTCTCGACTGGGACGCGGTCGATCTGGATCGAGGCGTCATCACCGTGAGGCAGCAGTTCTACAAGGGCAAGCTGAAGCAGTCTCTGAAGACCGCGGGGAGCTACGGCGAGGTCGCGCTGACCGAGGACGCCGTGGAGGCGCTGAAGGCCCTCAGGAAGGCCCATCCGGCCATTGGCGCAGCTCCCGTGTTCATCAACCCGAACACCGGGAAGAGGCTCATGCATGGGCGCGCCTACGACCTGTGGCACTCGGCGCGCGAGAAGGCCGGTCTGCCTGACATCGTCCCCCACGCTCTCCGGCGCAACGATCTGAACAGCTACCGACAGGCCGTCGGCGGCGACATGGTGAGAGTGATGGGTCGAGGCCGTCACTCGGACTATCGCAGCGCGCTGGAGTATCAGGGCACGGCGGTGGATCTCGACATGGCAGCGCTGAGCGAATCCAAGAGGCGGAAGACATCGTGAGAGATGGTTAACGCGAACGAGCACTAATGCGTACAACGGTCATGACCGATCAGCACCTCAATTTCAAAAACGGCACCTTCAGCGTCTACGACTTCGGGATGACTCGCCGCGTTCGTATCACGCAGCTCTTCCAGGGTGAAGAGATCATTGCGCAGCTCGACCTCAGCCACGACGAGATCCTGGAGGTGATTATCGCTCTTGGAGAGCATTAGCGCATAACGTGCACGAATTCACGTTAGTGCGTATATGAAAGAAAGGCCCCTCCCACACTCGATGTAGCGGGAGGGGCCTTCTCATGCACGGACCGACCAAAGCTCGTACATGTCCATGGTAGTCGTTCAGGCCCTGGATTGCAGGGCTGGAGGGTGGCTCATCTTGCTAGGGCTATGTGGCTCATCTAACTAGCAAATCGCCCGGCTCAATTAGCTTGCCTGTCCAGGCAATAGAGAAAGAACAAACCATCCACGAATAGTGGCGCATTGTCGTTGGATCGCGTATTCTGGACTCACAACTCAACAAGCCGTGGGCTGTGAGAAAGTCCAGGCGAGCTTCAAGGCTCCGAATCTCCGCACCGGATGCAATCTGCATCTGAGTCGTATGCATCGCATACCGATTTGGACCGACCCATGAAGCTCTACCCTTTCCCTCAGCCGCAGCTCCACCTCCGGCGTCGAGCCACCTCCACGGGCTCCGCAGAGAAGTACTGGGACCACCGCACACATGTGATCCGCTGGCTGGATCGCAACGCCCTTCGACGCATCCACGAGGCTCGCAAACTCACGGGCCGGTTCCCCACCGTGGATGAACTCCAGGACTGGCTGGAGGTTCATTGCGCTGAGGCCCGTCACTACTTCGATGACTGCGACCGCATGGCCGAGGACGCCGCCGTCTTCGCCCTCTCGGTCTTCGACCAGGCCGAGTATGACCGTCGCGTGGCCCGCGCCGTCAACGGCGGCAAGAAGTCCCGCCGAGGCAAGAGCTTCACCACCGACCAGCTCCGCGAGGTCGAGGGTCTGAGCATCACTCAGCAGGCTGCGAAGCTGGGCTGCTCCGTCGCCACTATCAAGCGCATCCGCGCCCGTCTGAAGGCCGAGAACTCCGCAGCGTACGACGCCGAGGTGGACGCCATTGTCGGCCCTGTGGAGGCTGCACAGCCCGCAGCAGAGGCAGAAGACGATGACCTCCTCGCGCAGCTCGACGCTGCCGACACGATTCCGGAATCGACCGAGCCCGTCATCGTCCCCGACCACGTGCCCGTGGACTGGACCGCACTCATCCTGAAGGAGCGTGCAGAGGCCGAGGCACGCGCGACGTTCGACCTCTTCGCCGACATCGAGGTGTCGCTGTGAGCGCCTTCGATGAAGTCATAGCAGGCTCCGGGCTCCCCGACATCGAGGCCGTGCGCCGGATCGCCTGGTTGGCCAAGGAGGCCATCGAGTGCATCGAACACGGGCAGTTCGATGCAGCGTGGGGCGCGCTTCAGATCCTTGCCAACGATGCGCTGACAGAGCTTGCCAGGGACGAGTCCGGCGCACTGGAGTACTGGCCTCAGGCGCAGGCTCACGCCGACATGATCCTCATCGCGGCCACTAAGGAGATGCCGTCATGACCCCCTTCACCGATGAGCAAATCGACCACGCCGTGGACGCCATGCTCTCCGCAATCACAAACCCCAATTCTGAAATCGAGGACTGAACCATGACCGTCAGCATCAGCTACCGAGTGTTCGACACGATCACCAACGCAGAGCCCATCACCGTGACGGTGACCGCTCCGACGATGGAAGAGGCCATCGAAGAGCTGGAGGTCGTGGGCATCAAGATCATGCCCATCCAGCAGCAGGGCTGACCATGACCGCCCGCCACCACGACGCCGAGTTCATGCGTAACGCCCGCACGGTCCGGGCACGCACGAACGCCGACCACAAGGCAGGCAGACCCGTGTGGTGCATCGGGTGCGGTCGCGAGGTCATGCCCACTCAGCGATTCGACGTCGGCCATCGCATCGACGCATCCCGAGGTGGATCGAACCGGATCGACAACCTCGGACCTCAGCACCGCGGCGAGAACCGCAGCGCGGGCGGGAAGCTCGGCGCGCAGAAGACCAACAACTCCCGCGGCACCAGCCGCAAGTCGAGAGGACTACCGACATGGGCGTGATCCGCACCACCGACCGCAAGGGCACCGCCGAGCTGCGCAACGGCAAGTGGGTCTATCCGCCCCGCCCGCTCACCACGACACAGCGCCTGATCATCGCCGCCGTGGCCATCCTCGCTGCTGTCATCGTCGGCGGGACCGTGGCCATCGTGGTCACCCTCAACGCGCAGACCGCAGCCGCACAGGAGCAGGAATACCGGCAGTGCGTCGCTGCTGCTGGTGCGTACGACACCACGAGTACCGAGGAACTGGCCACCATCGCTGAGCGCTGCTATGCGGGCGTATACGGCGAGGAGACACGATGACCGCGCCTTCTTTGAGTGAAGTCGTCGCAGCCCCCGCTATGGCTCTCACAGTGTCATCTTTCACAGATCTCCCAGAGGTCGCGACGACGTTCCCTGAGCTGGTGGATCATCCGCTGCTCGATGAGGCGAACTGGGTGGAGCTGCGCGACTCGGTGCTGACTCCCGACGAGGTGACCGAGCTGGTGACGACCTGGCAGACCCGGCTCGAATTCCTCCTGGGTGCGACGATGCTCGGGCTGATCGAGCACTTCGAGGGTGGACGGACGGCGAAGCCGCAGCAGCTCGCGGTCGCCGACGTCCTGAACGCAGGCAACCCGCTGAACGCCATCCTGGAGCCCCGGCGCAGCACGAAGACGTCGAGCATCCTCGCGGTGCACCTCGGGCGCTGCGCTGTGCGCCCTCGACGGAACTCAGCGTTCACTCTCGCGACGACCGGTCTGAAGGCACGCGAGAAGTTCCGCGAAGAGATCGTGGACCCCATCGAAGCCCGTTGGCCAGACCCGGCGACGCGCCCCGTGAAGATCCACAAGGCGGGAGGCGGCGAGCGAATCGAGTTCCCGAATCGAAGCGTGTACGCCGTGCACCCGCCCATCGGCTCCAGCTTCCGGTCCTCCGCGTACGACGACGTGCTGGTGGACGAGGGCGGCGAGGCCGACGACGCCATGACCGAGGATCTGCTGGCCGCAATCCCGCCGACGTTCGACACCACGGGCGGCGCGCTGGTCGTCTCCGGGACCGCAGGTAAGCGTCGCGGTGAGGGCAACCTGCTGCACCGGATGCTCACCGACAAGGCACTGGCCGCAGCCATCCTCCTGTACGCAGCGCCGGACACTACGACCGACGAGGAGCTGGCGTCGTGGGAGCCGACCGAGGAGAACCCCGAGGGCCACGTGCGGGAGCTGATCGAGCAGCACCACCCTGGTGCGCAGCCCGGCAACCTCACGCCGCTGGAAGCCGTGCACCGGTCGTACCTGCTCATGCCGCGCGACGTATTCGTGAGGGAGTACCTCGGAATCTTCGGCGAGGACGGTGCAGCCGTCTCCCTGTTCGACCCGATCAAGTGGGCGAAGACGGGCCTGGACGGCGCTCTGCCCGAGCCCGGTACTCCGGCGTTCCCGCAGCGGTTCTCCCTCGCGTTCGCTGCTCATCCAGATCAGCTCTGCGTGTCCATCGTCGCCGCCTGGCGCGACGAGAAGGGCCGCGCGGTCGGGCTGCTGCTGGACGATCTCCAGGGCATCGAGACGGCCAAGCCCGCCCTGCTGAAGCTCGCTCGGAAGTACCGTGTGCCCCTCATCTACGACGAGGCGAATCAGGTGAACCGGCTCATCATCGAGAAGCTGAATCAGGAGAAGAGCCGCCCTCGACTGGAGCCCCGCGCGTTCGGTCACGCGAAGGTCGCAGCATCCCGCCTGGTCGATGAGGTGGACCGGGAGAACGTCGTGCACTGGCGCGACCAGCTCGTGCTCACCGAGGCCATCCACAAGACCGTGAAGCGGAAGGCCGGTCAGGGTAACGGCTGGCTGCTGGGGCGAGATCCGAAGAGGCCGGACGACAACATCACGCCGGTTGAGGCGTGGGCTCTGGCTCTCGGGCACTTCGACACCACGAAGCCGCGCAGCCGTGCACGAGGTCAGGTCGCCTCATGAGCGCCCGCATCCGGATGGACTACACCGCCGACACGGGAGCCGCTATGCGGTGCCGTGATTGCCCTCACTGGCACGCCTGGAGATGGACCCGCGTCGAGGCATGGGAGGCCGCTCGCGACCATGAACGGCGGTCGCATCCGGGTGCCACGCAGGCGACCACGAACCTGCACTACTGGCGCAAGAAGGACGTGCCGGGAATTCGATAAACCGCGCTGAACATTTGTGCGTGGGACTCCTGGATCGCCTGAAGAAGGACACCCGCGCCATCGAGCGGATGAGCGCAGGCTTGCCGTTGGTGAGCCCGCTCGCGGGCACCACGTCGCAGATGTCGCAGCTCGTGTTCTCCGAGTTCTTCGCTGGCGAAGTCGGCGAGCTGACCCGTGAAGGTGCCCTGAGCGTCCCTCCCATCAAGCGCGCTCGCGACATTCTCGTGGGCACCATCGCGTCGATGCAGCTCCAGGAGTGGGAGGGCGACACCGAGACGACTCCCGCCTGGCTGCGCAACTCCAGTTCCGGAATCAGCCCGTGGCACCGGATGAGCGCCACCGTCGATGACCTGATCTTCTACGACTGGTCGCTCTGGGTGGTCCAGCGTGAAGGCGGTCCCGAGTCCCAGATCGTGGACGCCCTCCGGATGCCCTACGAGCGCTGGTCGATTGACGACACCACGGGCGCGGTCTACGTAGACGGCTCCCAGGTCTCCGCCCACGAGGTGATCGTGTTCCCCGGCAACGGCTCGGGCGGCATCCTCGCGACCGGCGCACAGACCATCAAGGGATACCGTGCCCTGGAGCGGGCCTGGATCAAGCGTGCCGAATCTCCCATCCCGCTGGTCGAGCTTCACAAGACCGACGACGAGCCTCTGACCGACGGCGCAGACGACGACGAGGAAGAGAACGAGATCGGTCGCCTGACCGGCGACTGGGAAGACGCCCGCAAGAACGGCGGCACCGGCTTCACACCGTCGAACATCGAGCTGCGCGTCCACGGTGACGTGAAGGCAGACATGTTCGTGGAGGCCCGCAACGCTGCGGTGCTCGACGTCGCCCGACTCCTGGGTCTCCCGGCTGCTCTCCTCGACGGCTCTATGTCCACCGCGACGCTCACCTACTCCACGCAGGAGGGCAAGGCGAACGAGTTCGCCATGTATTCGATCCCCGCCTGGACGAACCCGATCGAGGCTCGCCTGTCCCTCGATGACGTGTCCCCGGCAGGCCGCGTCATCCGCTTTGACCGCTCCTCGCTGGTCGCCGCGCAGCAGCCCGCCGTCGCATCCCCGAGGAGTGACTGACCATGACCACCGACGCCCTGTTCTCCGTCGATGTCGCGAACCGCCGTCTGCGCGGTCTCGTGCTCCCGTACGGCGAGATGTCCAGCCCGAGCGCGAACGGCACCGAGCCCGTGATGTTCTCCGCAGGCACCGTCACGCTGCCCGCCGACCCCTCCGTCGTGAGCCTGTCCGACGGTCACCCGGACGGTGACCACCTGATTCCGGAAACGCGGGGTCGCGCCGTCGCCCTGGAGGAGACCGAGGCGGGCATCGTCGCCGAGTTCGAGATCGCCCGCACGCCCGAGGGCGACGCTCTCCTGGCACGCGCTGCCGACCCGAAGCAGCCCAAGCCGCGCCTGAGCGCCGAGCTGCGCTCGCTGGTGCGCCGAGGCAAGGACGCCGTCAGCTCCGCGCTGCGTGGCGTCGCCATCGTCCCGCAGGGCGCGTTCCAGTCCGCTGCCATGTTCGCCGCCCTGGATGAGGTCCAGGAAGCCACCGAGGACGCAGCCGACGACTCCGCCAAGCAGTGGGCCGAGGCGTTCGCCGAAGTCGCCAAGCAGTTCGACGGCGCATCGGCAGGACAGCTTGCCGGTCTCGCCGCAGCCCTGGGCATCAACTCCGCTCTCACGAACCCCGAGGCGGCAGATGCCGCTGAGGCCACCGCCGACGCATCCGCCGAGGCCGACAACAAGGAAGACACCATGAACGCTGCAAACCCCGCAGTCGTGCCGGTCGGCCTCAACGCCCCGGCAGCTCCCAAGAAGGACGAGACGACCGCCGACGGCCTCTTCGCCGCTCTCGCTGCGTCGAAGTCCGGCGCACCCGAGGCGCTGAAGCCGTTCGCTGGTGGCGACGCCCTGTTCGCCATCGCGACCATCCAGCACTCGGGACCGTCCACGGTCACCATCGGTGCCGACGTCCAGCAGCCCGCCTACCTCGGCGAACTCTGGAAGCGCCGCCCGTACCAGCGTCGGTTCGTCCCGCTGGTCAACCACCAGGCCCTGACGAGCCACCAGGCCGTCGGCTGGCAGTGGGACGACGGGAAAGAGCCCGAGGTCGGCGACTACGCAGGCAACACCGCCGAAGTGCCGTCGAACGCCGTGGACACGAAGCAGGTCATCGTGAACGCTTCGCGCATCGCGGGTGGCCACAAGCTTGACCGCCGTTACCTGGATTTCAACGACCAGGGTGTGATCGCGTCGTACTTCCAGCGCATGACCGAGTCGGTGGCACGTCAGACCGACAAGAAGGCGTTCGACGCCATCGTCGCCGCAGCGACCGTGACCACGGCGGGCTCTGTCCCGGCAGGCGTCGCGAAGGGTCTCGCGGCCATCGTGGACGGCGCTCTCGACGTCATCGACTCCGAGAACTCCCCGGCGTTCGCGCTGGTGGACAAGGCGCTGTGGCGCGACATCGCGCTGACGTCGAAGGACGACGTGCTCGCCTTCCTGACCATGTCTCTCGGTCTGGAGGAGGGCAACCTGGAGGGCTTCAAGATCCTCCCGGCCACCATCGGCACCGCTGCCGAGGCGGGCAAGGTCGCCATCGTCGGCGCGAAGGAGGCGCTGACCTTCTTCGAGCTGGGCGGCGAGGCCCCGATCCGCGTCGAGGGCATCGACCCGCACCACGGTGCAATCGACCCCGCGGTGTTCGCCTACTGGGCGTCCATCACGAACAACGCGAAGGCCATCCGGAAGGTCGTCACGGCGTAAGCCGTGCAGGGCGGGCGCGACATGGCTACGTGGCACACTCCGGCATCCGTCCGGGCTGAGTGGGAGGACGCCGAGCACATCGGCGACGACCTCCTGGCGCAGCTCGTGACCGCTGCTCAGGATGCCTGCGAGGCGTTCGCTCCCGCCCTCCCTGTGGACTCGACCACGATCCCCGACCGGTACCGTCTCGCGCAGCTCATGCAGGTCAAGAACCTGTGGAACGCGCAGCAGACGGCACCGTCCGGCGAGTTCGGCGGCGAGACGTTCGCCATCCAGCCCCGACCTCTCGACTGGCACGTGAAGGCGCTCCTGCGTCCGCAGCGTGGTCGGCCACGGGTGGGCTGACCCATGAGCGCCCGCAGCGTCGTCACCGCACTGATCGCACCAGTCCTGCCTGAGGGCTGGATCTTCTACGACCGAGACAAGTCGCTCGGCACCATCGGCAAGCCGACCGTGATCCTCCAGCACACGAAGGTCGCGCCGGGTCAGTTCCACGGCCACTACGTCCACACCATCACGCTCGCGCTCATCGACCCGTCGCAGAACGCCGACGTGATGGATGACGCCCTAGACGACCGGCTCGACGTGCTGCTGCCCATCCTCCGCGACATCGCAGAGCTGGAGTTCACCGAGGCCAACCGAGGCGACTACCCGGCGACCAACCCGCAGTACGGGGCCTGGTCACTCCAGCTCCAGATCACTCTCACGACCACCGCCTGAGGAGGCACACCATGAGCACCATCGCCGTGAAGCCGTTCGTTCTGAAGGACGTCCTGCTCTCCGTCGCCACCGACAACTACGAGGCTCACGTCTCGCAGGTCCAGTTCGACCCCTCCAGCTCGATTCAGGTCTGGCAGGGCCTCACGCCGACGAGCGTCCACACCGACGTCACGACCGCGACGTGGCAGGCCGTGCTGGCATACGCCCAGGATTGGGAAACCCCCAACAGCCTGAGCCGCTACCTGTACGACCACGAGGGCCAGGAAGTGCCCGTGGTCTTCAAGCCGCGTTCGGGGTCCGGCCCGTCCTTCTCGGCAACGCTGGTCATCACGCCCGGTTCCATCGGCGGCACGTTCAACTCCTTCGCCACCGGCTCGGTGACGCTGGGTGTCAAGGGCAAGCCGCAGATCGTCAACTCGCAGGTGCAGGACAACCAGTGGGCTATCGCCGTCACCGGCACGCCTACTGGAGGTTCCTACGTCCTCACGTTCAACGGTGCAGCGACCGCGCCCATCGCGTACAACGCGGCGACGTCGGCGGTCACGGGTGCGATCAACGCCCTCTCGGGCGTCACCGGCATCACGGGCGTCACGGTCTCCGGCACCGCATCCGCGTACACGCTCGTGTTCCCCACGAACGTGACCATGGTCGCGACGCACACCCTCACGGGTGGCACGACCCCGACCGTCACGGCGACCGCCGTCTGACCATGATCCAGATCAGCGTTCGCGATAGTCGGGAGCTGCGCGCGGCAGTCCTGGCTATCGCGAACGTCGGTCGGACTCTCCAGGCCGAGCTGCGCAAGCACACGAAGCGCGTCGTGGAGCCCGAGTGGAGGAAGGGACTCGCCGAGCGGGCCTCTTCGAAGCTCGACCAGAAGGTGCTCGTGAGTTCGTCCCGGGTCCAGGTGCGCGACACGAACGTCGTCCTGCGCTCGGGTGCCGTCGGCAAGTTGAAGCACATCACGCGGCCCGTGGAGTTCGGCGGCGACCGGAACCAGGAGCACAGCTACCAGGGCCGTCGAGGCTCCAAGCGATTCAAGGTCACCCGCCACACGGCCCGTCAGCTCGGCTGGCGGCGCAAGGGCGGGCGCGTCGTCTGGCCAACGGCGGAAGACCTCATCCCCCGGCTCGCCGCCCTCTGGGTGCAGACCACGATCCGGACCATTCACGAAGCCATCGAACGGAAGTAGGTGAACCATGTCTAGCGGTGAGATCAAGATCCCGATTTCGGCGGATGCTCGCGACGTCATCCGCGCGACCGACGATGTCGCGGATGCCTTCGAGGAGATCTCGGACGCCGTCGATGACATGGCGCGCGACACCAAGAAGGGTGCCGACAAGGCCGAGAAGGCCGTGGACGATCTGGCCGACACCTTCAAGGACGCGGTGCGGAAGGCGAAGGATCTCGGCGACGCAGGCCGAGATGCCGGGGACGATGTCCGCAAGGGCATGAAGCACGCCGAAGACGGCGTGGAGGAGTTCAAGGACGAGGCCAACTCGACCGCGAAGGAGGCCGCTGCATCGTTCGATGGCAGCGCCGAATCCATCGGTGACGCTCTCCAGGAGCTAGCCGCGAACGCCTTCGCCGGATTCGGCCCTGCCGGGGCCGTGGCGGGCATCGCAGCCGCTGCCGGTATCGGTCTGGCGACCGCGGGATTCGAGCAGGTCCAGGAAGCGCAGGAGGAGTCCGAAGCTCGCGCTGCTGAGTGGGCTCAGGCGTTCGCTGAGGCGGGCGCGAAGATCGTCACCTCGGCGACCTCGACGGCGAAGGCCCTCGACATCATCACCGATCCCGAGCAGTTCAAGAAGGCCGAGGAGAACGCGAAGGACTGGGGCACCTCGACCGCCGTTGCCATCGCGGCCATGTCCGGCGAGACCTGGGCTCTGGAAGCCGCACAGGAGGCTCTGACCGAGCGCACCGACAAGGTGAATGCCGCCCTCGAAACCACGCAGGTCAACGCCGACGGCACCACGAACAACTACGCAGATCTGTGGGCTGAGGTCTCCCGCGGCAAGGACTCGCTCACGCTGCTGAACGGCGAGCTGGAGTCGGGCGGGAAGAAGTTCGACGCCTACTCGGAGTACCTGCGCCTGACCGCCGAGCACACCGCGGGCGCGACGAAGGCCACCGACGAGTTCGGCGACACCGTGGCGACGCTGCCCGACGGCACGACCATCTACATCGACGCCGAGACGGGCCAGGCGACCACCGACGTCAACAACATCGAGAAGAAGATCTACGGCATTCCTGATGGCAGCGCGTCGGTGAGCGTGGACACATCCGGCGCGCAGGCGACTGTGGACCGGTTCATCCGCAGCAACGACGGCAAGAGCTTCAAGATCCAGGGCAAGGTCGTCACTTCCGGATTCGGGGAGGGACGCGGCTAATGGCATCTCTGATCACCGTCAACGACGGCTCCGGCGCGACCATCTCGCCCGCTCTCGTGCTCGGCTACAAGACCTCGCGCGAGTCGCAGAACATCGTGCACGACATCATCGGTGGCGGCATCGCCGTGACCCTCATCCAGCCACGCCCACGCAGCGGCACCCTGGAACTGTTCTTCCTCACCGAGGCGGCAGCGTTCGACGCGCTCACGAAGCACTCGCTGGAGACGACCTACACCCTCACCGACACCGACCGTCCCTCGGTCAACATGACCTACGTCACCGAGGGAACCATCGACCTGGAGCTGGACGACCAGGGCCGTACTCGCTGGGTCGTCTCGGCGGGTTACCAGGAGGTGCTGCCGTGAGCACCGCACTCGTGAAGCCCGAGGCGTCGGCGGTGCTCAGCCCCGTGGACCCTCCCGTCATCGTCGTGCCCGCGTATGACATTCCCCACGCTGCTGCGACGGTCTACAGCCACGGCTTTGAGACCTATTCGAGTCTTCCCAGCACTCAGGTCTATTCGCAGGACTTCAGCGCTGGCAGTCTCGACGGCTGGGCCGCGATCTCCCCCGGCACTGTGAGCGTGAGCAGCGCTCTCCTTATGGCATCGCGTGCGTCTGGTACGTCGAACTGGGGCGCGTCTCGCACGTTCTCCGGCCTGACCATAGGTCGCAGCTACACGGCAACGGCAACGGTGTACGCGAACACCTCCGCAGGTTCCGGCACCCACACAGGTGCCGTCGGTGTCACGGGCATAGGGACGGGGACCCCGGTCATTCCTGGGTCGAGCGGACCAGCCAGCAAGGTAACAGTCACGTACACGTTCACAGCGACCGCAACGTCGCACGTGGTCAACCTGAACAGCACGCTTACGCTCAGTCAGGCCGTCAACCACTTCTGGGACGACGTCACGCTGACCGCGAACCTCTACGTCACGAACACCGGCCTGGATGGCTGGGCTGCGAACGGCAGCACCCTGGTCTTCGGCGTCGGCGCGTACACGAGCCACGGCGGCAGCTACGCGCTCCAGTGGACGAAGAACACAGCGACCGCCGTCGTGCGCACTGTGACCGGGCTCACCATCGGACGCAGCTACACCTTCTCGGCATGGGTGCGATCCAGCACCGTGAAGTCGGCGCAGGTCGGCGTAACGGGCATCGGCAACGGCACCTCGACGTCGCTTGTGGCCAACACCTATACGCAGCTCACCTACACGTTCACGGCGACCGCGACCAGCCACGAGCTGCGCATCATCAACGTGGACACGGGCGCGTACCTGTGGGACGACATCCTCCTGGTGCGCGACGCCTGGGTCGAGCACGTGCCCGACGTCACGACCACGGACATGGAGCTGCCGGTCTCGGGAGGCAAGGTCACGCTGGACGAGTCGTGGTCGCCGTACGTCCAGGCCGAGGTCGAAGTCCCGCTGTCCGACCTGGAGCTGCTGGAGCGCATCGATCCCCGCGACAACCAGCGGGTGGCTCTCTCCGTCGGCGATCCGGTCGGCGGTACCGACCGCGTCTTCGACCTCGCGCTGCGTGGTCGTACCGTCGATCACAAGTCGGGCAAGGTCACCCTGGCGCTGGCATCCGACGAGGCGCTGCTGTTCGACAAGCGCCGCCTGGCGGGCACGGTGGACTCGACCCCACGCACCCATGAGAACAGCCTGCGTGCGCTCTGCTCGTGGGCTCTCGGCAAGATCGGCGCGACCCTCGCACCGGGGACCGCCGACGCTGCGCTGCCCGCTGCGTGGGACTCCACGAACCTGATCCTGGACCCGCGCTACACCGGCACCGCTGGCCAGTGGAGCCAGTCGGCTGTCACCACGGCGTTCAACACGAGTTGGCCGGGCTCGGTCGATGGCGTGGCACACAACGCGATCCAGGTATCGGCCCCGTCGAACGTCGATGGATTCGTGAACGTCGGCGCGACCTCCGGGATGGCGTTCGGGATGCAGGTCGGCAAGACGTACGTATTCTCCGCCACGGGCCGTGTGACGACCGCAATCGGCGGCACCGGCCCATCGGAAGTCGATGCTGCGTACGGCACCGTGCTGCCCCGTCAGCGGGCGCTGGTCGTCCACGCGACCGGCACGGGCTTCAGCCCGACCTACTGGGTGTGGCACTCGCCGCAGGTATCCAACACCATCAACACCGACACCCGCGTCTCCGTGAAGTTCACCGTGCCGCCCGACACGCTGCACGTCTTCCTCCGCGCGTACCACGGCGGCTCCTCCGGCGTCATCAACTGGTCGCAGTTCTCGCTGGTCGAGGTCGGCCCGGGCACCGCTGCCGACGATGCCGAATACTTCTTCGGCTCCAAGCCCGCCACATCCAAGTACGCGTACAAGTGGCGCGGTGTCGCCGACGCCTCTCCGACCGAGAGAACCGCGATCCTGGAGCGCTCCCCTGCCCTGTTCAACTGGAAGCCTGGCCAGTCTCTGAACGACTTCCTGCGCCCGCTCGTGGAGGCGTCCGGGCTCGTGCTGTTCTGCGACGAGAACCGCGTCTGGCGGCTCGTGGACCCCACCGACTACGAGGTGCCCGGGTACGTCGTCGTGCAGTCCAAGTACAACGCCACCGAAGGCAGCGACACGATCTCGCGCAACACCGACGAGTGGGGCACGGGCGTGCTCGTGATCTACCGATGGACCGACTCCGAGGGCATCTCGCACGAGGAATACGACTTCGCGGGCACCGACGACAAGGTCATCACCATCGAGCGCGAGTCGGAGTATCCCGGCCCCGGCGCTGCTGCCTACTACCTGAACAGCCGTCAGGGTCGCGGTCGCACCCAGGAGGTGACGGCCCTCACGAACTACTTCGCGACGCCGTCGCAGGACGTGACGATCAACCTGCCCGGCACGCTCACCCAGACCGGCAAGGTGCGCCGCGTCACCTTCGGCCTCTCCGACGGGCTCATGGACGTGGGCACCCGTGGTCTCACCGACGCCCTGCCGGGCTCGTGGGCCACGTGGAACCCCTCGCAGGTCTGGAGCGCCGTCAACCCAACCCTGAAGTGGAAGGACGCCTGATCATGGCACTCGGAGACGACACCCTCGCAGCCGGATGGACGACCGTCAACCCGAACACCGACCTGGTGAAGGACGGTGCGGACGAGATCACCGAGACCCGCGACCTGGCGGCATCGGTGAAGCTGGAGACCCGTCCGGTGAACCGAGGCGGCACGGGCGCGACGACCGCTTCGCAGGCGCTGAAGAACCTGGGTATCTACGTCCAGGCGACCGACCCCGGGCACGCCAACGGGCGTATCTGGATCAAGATCCCGGCGTGACGTCATGGCATCGCAGAAGACGGGAACCTCCGGGTGGCTGATCATCGATGATGACGGCTACACCGTGACGTTCCGCATCCAGAACACCCAGTCGGCGACGTGGGCGAACGGCAAGAGCTGGTCCGGCGTCGTCAACGGCGTGGGCGTCGGCGGCACCTTCTCGATCAACGGCGTGCAGACCGTCACTCTCGGCTCGTGGGGCGTCGGGTACACCCAGACCGTCAGCCTCACGATGGGTGCCACGGGCACGTCGGGTCTCGGCGGTCCCTCGACCTTCAGCATCGGCATCTATCGCGCCACCGTGCCGGGTACGCCGGGGACGCCGGTCGCATCCGAGATCACGCCCACCTCGATGCGGCTCTCCTGGACGATCCCCGGCAACGGCGGGTCGGCCATCGACCAGATGCTGCTGCGCCGCTCCCCTGCTGCCGACCTGAACACCTACACGGACTACGCCCTCCCGGGGAACGCGACCACCTACGTGGCGACCGACCTCAGCCCATCCACCCGGTACTACTGGCGCGTGTACGCGCACAACGGCGTCGGCTACTCGGCACAGTCCGGCGTCATCTCCGAGATGACCGGATCGGGCGCGTACGCCTCGATCAACGGCGTCTGGGTGCCCGTCCCGATCCTCTACGACCCCGACGGCTCCACCTGGATCTACCCCGAGATCCTGTCGTCCAACGGCACCGCCCCATGGAACCCCGCAATCTGAAAGGCCCACTCCCATGAACAAGACCGTGATGTTCATCACCTTCTCTGCCCTCGGCGCTGTCGGCCTTCTCGGCACCGTCGTGCTGCTCATCCTGCGCCCCGAGGCCGTGCAGGGCTTCACGTCGCTGCTCATCACCGTGCTGGGTCTCGCGACCACCGCGGGCGGCACGTTCTACATGCTCGGCAAGCAGGGCGAGCAGATCCAGAAGATTGACCGGCAGACGAACGGCACACTGTCGGCCCTCCGCATCGAGAACGACCGGCTGACCCGGAAGCTGGAGGAGCTGACCACCGCAGCCATCGAGACCACGACCGGCCCCATCCAGACCATGGATGGCCGATGA